ATTATTTGATAAATTTATTTCTTGATTAAAATTATATCCCAAAGATAAATATATTAAATTAATATTATTTAATAAATTTATTTCTTGATTAAAATGACATTCAAAAGTTAAATGTGTTAAATTTACATTATTTGATAAATCCATTTCTTGATTAAATTCCCATCCAAAAGTTAAATGTGTTAAATTTATATTATTTGATAAATCCATTTCTTGATTAAAATGAAATCCAAAAGTTAAATGTGTTAAATTTATATTATTTGACAAATCTATTTCTTGATTAAAACAATATCCAAAAGTTAAATGTGTTAAATTAATATTATTTGATAAATCTATTTCTTGATTAAAATGACATTCAAAAGTTAAATGTGTTAAATTAATATTATTTGATAAATCTATTTTTTGATTAAACACAAATCCAAAAGTTAAATGTGTTAAATTTATATTATTTAATAAATCTATTTTTTGATTAAATTTCCATTCAAAAGTTAAATGTGTTAAATTTATATTATTTGACAAATCTATTTCTTGATTAAAACAATATCCAAAAGTTAAATGTGTTAAATTAATATTATTTGATAAATCTATTTCTTGATTAAAATAACATCCAAAAGTTAAATGTGTTAAATTTATATTATTTGATAAATTTATTTCTTGATTAAAACAAAATTCAAAAGTTAAATGTGTTAAATTTATATTATTTGACAAATCTATTTCTTGATTAAAACAATATCCAAAAGTTAAATGTGTTAAATTAATATTATTTGATAAATCTATTTTTTGATTAAAATTATATCCAAAAGTTGAATGTGTTAAATTTATGTTGTTTAATAAATCTATTTCTTTATTAAATTCACATTCAACGTAATTATCACAATATTTATCGTTATATATATTATTTGTTTCAATTGCCATCAAAGGGTCGTTATAATTACTAAACATAACTTTTTCATACATATTAATAAGATAATAATAATTATCTAACTTTTCATTAAAATATGGTTCAAATATCAACCACTCATCTACAATCCAGTAATTATTTTTCATTTTTATTATTTAATTATAAATAAATTTCAATTTTTAATAATAAATAACTTCATAATCTTTAAAAAAATTTAACTTTACAATCTTTAAAATCATCAATATATTTATATTCTTTATTACATTTAATAGTTTTAAGATTTTTAGGTATTTTTTTTATTTTTAAATTATAATTTTTTAATTCTAAATATTCAATTGAATTTGGAAGATTATTTAATTCTTTTTTATAATTTATAATATATATTTTTTTAATACTATTTGGCAAATTGTCTAAATTTAAATTATTATTAATTATAATTAATTCTTCAATATTATTGTGCAAATTATCTATTATGTGTTGATTTTCACAATAACACATAGTTAAACTTTTAACATTCAATGGAATATTTATTTCTTGATTAAAACAATATCCAAAAGTTAAATGTGTTAAATTAATATTATTTGATAAATCTATTAAATTAATATTATTTGATAAATCTATTTCTTGATTAAAATAATCTCCAAAAGTTAAATGTGTTAAATTTATATTATTTAATAAATTAATTTTTTGATTAAAATAATCTCCAAAAGTTAAATGTGTTAAATTTATATTATTTAATAAATTAATTTCTTTATTAAATTTCCGTCCAAAAGTTAAATGTGTTAAATGAATGTTATTTGATAAATCTATTTCTTGATTAAAATAACATCCTGAAGTTAAATGTGTTAAATGGATATTATTTGATAAATCTATTTTTTGATTAAAATAATATCCAAAAGTTAAATGTGTTAAATTAATGTTATTTAATAAATCCATTTTTTGATTAAATTTATTTTCAAAAGTTAAATGTGTTGAATTTATATTATTTAATAAATCATTTTTTTGATTAAAACTGTTTCCGAAAGTTAAATGTGTTAAATTTTTATTATTTGATAAATCTATTTCTTGATTAAATACATCTTCCAAAGTTAAATGTGTTAAATGAATATTATTTGATAAATCTATTTTTTGATTGAAAGAATCTCCAAAAGTTAAATGTGTTAAATTAATATTATTTGATAAATTTATTTCTTTATTAAAATTACATCCAAAAGTTAAATGTGTCAAATGAATATTATTTAATAAATTTGTTTTTTGATTAAACCAACTTCCAAAAGTTAAATGTGTTAAATTTATATTATTTGATAAATCCATTTCTTGATTGAATTTATTTTTAGTGTAATTATTGAAACATTTTCTTTTACATATATTATTTGTTTCAATTGCTATTAAAGGTTTATTATAATTACTGAACATAATTTTTTTATATTTATTAATTACATCATAATAATTTGTTAATTTATCATTAAAATACGGTTTAAATATTAACCATTCATCTACAATCCAGTAGTTATTTTCCATTTTTATTATTTAATAAGATATATAAATATTTTTTCAATTTTTTTCAATTATTTTTAAAAATATTTAACTTCATAATCTTTAAAATCATTATTGTTTTAACATTATTTAATTATAAGAAGTATCATTTTCTCCAAAATATTTACTAACTTTTTTAAAAAACAAATTAAAATCATTTTTAGTTTTTTTAGAATTATATAAATCCATAAATGAAGGATTTAATTCAGTTTTATAATAATTTTCAATATCATTATTTACTAAATTATAGTTATTTTTTTTAATATAAATCCATCCAATAATTGGTAAAATTAATCTATAAAATCCACCATAATGAGTTTTAATTAAAACAAGCAATTCTATTTTTAACTGATTATCTAAACAATATTCATCTTTTAACAATTTTATAAGTAATAATAACATATATAAATATTATAATAAAATGTAATTAATTTAAATAATAAAAATTATTTAAAATTAATGAAAAAATTTTTAGTTTTAACAAAAGATATAATAAATGTAAAATATATACAAAATATTATAATAAGAGAGAATAAATATATAATAAATTTACATTCAAGTAATAATTATTCTGGTTTTATAATATATGGTTCAGGCTATATATCAAATAATAATTATGAACCAATAATTATTAAAAAAAATGATGATGATTATAAAAAAATTACAGAATTTATTGAAAGTATTTAATTATTTCTTATAAAATTAAGAAGTTCGTATGTTGCATGACAATCAATTTCATTATATTTAATAAGAGATGTCATTTTATTATTAGAAATTGTTTTTGAAAAATTATCATCATAAATATCTTTGGCAATATACATTGATAATAATCCATCATTAATTTCATTCCATTTAAGAGTTAATAATTTTAAATCATGTAATTTATTAACAAGCGATTTTAAATTAAAACTAAAACAATTTTTAATAATTATTGGATGTTCTTTATATTTAAAAACTTCTAATAAATCAAACCATAGATATTTCAAATTATCTAATCCATATATTTTTGTTTTTTTATAAAAAATAATAGTTTCTGCTTTACTCCAATGAATTAATCTTTGAATATCATTTTTATTTACATATTCTATAAAACGAATAATTAAATCTTCTTCATTGTTAAAATATTCAGCATTTGATTGTTTTTTTATATTTTCATTATTTATTAAAAATGTTTTTTGTTTCCATTTATTATTTTTTTTATTATAAAAACCAATACCTATCATATATAAAACAGGCTCAATTATATTATCTTTTTCATTATTATATGTTTCAAAATCAACATAATATTCATTTTTACTATCATCACGCCAATTTAAATGATTATTTTTTTTAGGAATTATATATTTATTTTTTTTATGTAAAATGGAAATCATATCATTTAAAATATTATATTTTACAGTATTTTCTTTAAAACCAAGAATAGAAGGTGTTAATTTTTTATCATTATATTTTGTTATTCCTTTTTCAATAGCATTATTTCTTTGTTTAATTCCACAATTCCACAATAATGTTATTTCTTTATTATCTTCAGCTATTTTTCTCTTCTTTTTAGAATAATGCAAATCATACTTATTTTTCATATTCGGAAATAAAGTATTATCAGTAATTGGTTCAATATCATAACATTCAAAATTTTCTTCTATTTCTTTATTCCATTCTAATGATTTACTGATTTTGTCTTTAATATCTTCATGATTTTTATAATCTATTTGAGCCAACATATCAAATGAAAATAATAATTGTTCTTCTTTATTAAGAACATATTTATATTTTTTAGCCATAATAAATCCATAATCATTTTTTTTTTTTTGTATTTTATCCAAAATTTCTTTGTAAATAAATATTTGTGATTTATAACCATTTAAAGTTTCAGACATACTTATATTTGAACCTTGATCTATTAAATTAATAGTAGTAGCTTTAATATCAATAATATAATATATCTTATTTTCAATACAAGGACTATAATCTTTTATATATTTTTTAATCCAAGAACCAGAAACAATTAAATCTGGATAACCATACGAACCTGTTTTAGTATTCAGTAATAAACTGTTTAATATCACATCAAATTTTTTGCTTATAATAGCAGCCTTTGTTATATCAAATAATTGTTTGATATTCTTATTATTTTTATTCAAAGATATTATCTTATTACTACCCTCCATTTTTTTATAAATTTCACTAATTATTTTATCCTCAAAAATAATTCCCTCATTCACAATATAATCAAATGATGTTTTTTGTTTTTTTAAATTATTATTACATATTACATTATCATTAATACTCTGACTATTAATCTTTCTTTTTTTACTTTGCAAATCTAAATAATCCATAATTCCATCATTCCTAATATGATTAATAATTCTTGAAGCACTGAACAATTTTAATTTTTTCATTAATTAAAATTATATCAAAAAAATCTTAAATACTTTTTACATATTAAATATTTTTAATTTTATTTATTTTTATGTTTTATCAACATTTTTAGTTTCATCTACATCGTCATTTCCATCTTCATTTTCATTACCATCATCATTTTCATCTACATCGTCATTTCCATCTTCATTTTCATTACCATCATCATTTTCATCAACATTTTCAGTTTCATCAACATCACTTTCATTTCCGTTATTATTTTTCATTTCTACAGTATAACAATCTAATTTTAATTTAATTCTTTTAATTAAATCACCATTAGAAAATAAATAATTAATTGAAGCCATAAATACAGCTTTATTAAAAGTTTTTTTACCACCATAAACAATGATAGTTTCCGATAAATTAATAATGTCATACTGAATACAAACCATTAAATAATTCAAATAATTTTTAGCTTCATTTTCAACCATAATTTTTTCACCAACTTTATATTCTAAATTTTTATATACTTTATCAACATTAAATAACAAATTACCATCATATCTTATTTGAGAATTATAACCCTTTAAATATTTATTTAAAACATCATACTTGCTAAATACCAATGGCAAAAATTTACTTTCAATCACATATAAGCCTGTTTTTGAATTTTTTTCAATATATGGAATACAATCTGTAAATAAATCTTCCAATAACATAACCAATGATAATGAAATTAACATTGGAAAATTACTCACCTTATAATTATTTAATCCCCTATCTTCTAAATAAGCTTTTAATTTTCTCTTTATTTGACTTTTTGAACCAAAATCATTAAATGTTAAATTAGAAATTACTTTAGACATTATTAATAATAATTACTATTTTGTTTTTAAGTATTATTATTTATTAAAAAAATGAATAAAATTAAGAAGCAAAGAACACACCAGTATTTTCAGCCTTAAGTTGAATAATATCCGCTTGAAGTTCTTTAATAATAATTGCAACAATATTTTTATAAGAAAGTGTAGTATTAGCAGTTAATCTCTTCCATTGAAATGTATAACAAAACTCTTTATTACCAACACAAGTTTGATAATGAAGTCCAATTTCATAAACACGATTATCAATCTTATTACAATCATTCTTTATTTTGCAAGTTTTAACAGCAATTTTATTGCAAATATTATTTGATGAAGCAACACATAAAACACTATCAAAGAATTTTTCAATAAAACTAATATTTTCTTGAATTGTATATTCACATGCATTTCTTGTAATAATAACAGGCATCGCATCTATAACTTTATTTAAAATAAATTCCAAAATAACAAGAGCTTCGTTATTTGCAATAATGCAATCTTTATATAAAGTATAGTTAGCGCATATAACTTCACAAGTTTGTTTAGTTGATACGCATTTTTTACATTTAGCATCACAACAATCACAATTCATAGTTTGATTTTCATTTAAATTATCAGTTTCATTACAAGGATTACAGTTATTATCACAACTATTAGTTTCACAACAATCAGTATTACAATCATCATTACAAGGTTCAGTAGTTTGATAACATTCAGTGCTTGTATCACAACAAGAACTGGTATAATAATAATTATTATTATCACAATTTTTTTCAGTCATGCAATTAATAATATCGGATAATGATAAAGAGCATGTTTCAGTTTTATCACAACAATCGGCCATTATATAATATAATATATTATAATTTAATTTTCAATAATATAAATTATATAATATTTTTAACCATGCTATCTAATTCATTTAATGAATTATTATTTAAATCATCTATACTAAAAATATCATTATTTTTATTTTGATTATTTTTAGGTTTATTATTTAATTCTTTGTTGATATCTTTGTCTTTTTTTACATTTTTATCTTTTTTTTCCTTTTTTTCTGTATTTTTATAAAACATGTCATATATATATAAACCTGTAATTATACATAAAAAAAAAGTAATCCAAAATAAATAATTGTTATTTTCCATATATTATATTTATTTATTTTATAATTATTATTTTTTCACAAAATTTTATTAATATATTATATATGGATTTAAAAAATACTTATTTAGTAATAACAATAATAATAATTATAGTATTTTTCTTTATCTATCATTATGATATTTACATAATAAAAAAAGGTGAAAAATTATGTGAAAATATAATGGTAGAAAAAAAACCAAATATTAATAAAAATCCAATTAACAATGAAGATAAAATAAATGATTATTTTGTATCTGATGTTAAAGATAATAATGTTATCAATGATGTCATGAAAGTATTGGAAAATATTCCAACAAAATTAGCACAACCTGAAATGTTAAAAATAGTTTCATATTTAAATAAAATATATCAAAAATCACCAAATATTAATGTATATTTAAAAAAAGTTAAAAAGATGCCAAATAAATTTCCTTATGATACAAAATATACAACATTAGTATCAAACTTAATTGTTAAATTTGATGCAAAATTTAATAAAAAATTAAATAAAATCAGAAAACAAAAAAAAGTTTCTTTCAATGAAAATAATAATCAAATTATTACAATTGATAATAATTCAATAAATAAAAAAGAAACATTTAAAAATTTGGATTCTGGTGAATTTACCAATTATGCTCCATTTTAATCAAACCAAAATTTTTCTAATGTAAATTGATTACCTCCACCCATTTGACCGTATTTATCTCTTTTTTCATTATAATACATAACTGTTCCAAATACTGTTATGCCTAATATTCCCGTTAATAGATAATTATTGATATTATCATATTCACTTAATATTTCATTCTTCTTTTCATTGTTAATATTATCATCATTTATTACATTTTTATATTCAGTTATTTTATGACTTTCATATAAAAAATATATCACTAAAATTAGTAATATTGATATATTATACATATAATTTAATTTTGTTGTCAAAATAAAAAATATATATACTATAAATCCAACTATCACAGTATTTAATATTTCATTCTTATTTACCTCCAAATTAATCGGATTTCCAAACATTACCAATAATGTTATTATCAATATCAATAATATCAAATGTTGTGCCATTCTACTATCCTCTATTTTACTCTTTAACGAATTAGAAAATAAATTTGATGTATAAGGGGACATCAAAAATAAATATGTTAATAATAATACACGACCTATTGAATATGATGTTTCCATATATTACTATTAATAAATTATATTTTTTTATTTAAAAACAAAATGTTATAAATTGTATATGACTTTTATAACATTTGAAGAAAAATTTAACAAAGAACAAAAAATTAAAAAAAAAATAGAATATGAAAAAGAATTATATAAAAGAAAATCTCTTTTTAATTCAAAATATCCTAATATTATATTTGAAAACTTAAAATTACAAAATAATGATATTGAAACTGACGACAGTTCAACACATTATTTAGATGTAAAAAATAATATTATATATTCATATGAATATGAAGAAGAATGTTGGTATATAAGTAGTTGTTCAGATTTAAAAGAACTTTTTTATTAAAAAATTAATTTATTAAAAAATTAATTATACATACAAAAAATATTTACTTCTTAGAACCTCTCTTCTTAGAAACCTTCTCTTCAACCACCTTTTCTTCAACAATCTTTTCCTCAACTTGAGCCACTGCTTGAGTTTCAACTGTTTTGGGGGCCATTCTATCATAAACAGTCTTAATAAAGTTTTGGACGTTGTAAAAATTAAATCCTTCCTTATCCTTAGGACTATCCACAGCATTCATATACTTTACTTGAGCATCGGTTAAATGAAATGCTTCTTGAATAGCAGGATTTACACGATGAATTCTTCTATCCTTCTTATCCTTAAGACCATGAACATCCAAAAACTTATGAAGATGCTTAGAAATATCTGTTCTAGGAACTGTCTCTTCAGTCATATTAAACAACTTAGCAAACTCAGGAGGCAATGGGGTCTTGTCACCAAAACCAGTAGCTCTCTTCTTACCAGTATTTGAAGACTTTTTAGTCTTTGCACTTCTAACAACTGCTCTGTTAGTTCTCTCAACAAACTTCTTCAAACTCTTCTTCAAAGTCAAATCCTCTCTTCTTCTAGTATCAATATTTTTAATAAGTTCTTTATAATGAGTTTCTAATGAATATTCAGTACGATTATTATCAGTAGTAGTTTCATTTTGAGTTTCAACAGCCTTCACGGTTTCAACAATTTGTTCAGGTTGTTCAACAACTTTTGTGGTTTTCTTAGTTCTAGCCATTAGTATAAATTTATTTAATGTCATTTCTTTAAGTAGTTTTCACTTTAATTTTTTTATTAAAAAAATTGAAATTAATAATAACATATTATCAATTATTAAAATGGAAGATAAATTTTCAAGACAAAGTTATGCTATTGGTAAAAATTCAATTAATAAAATAAAAGAATGTTCTGTTCTTGTATTAAATTTTAATCATTTATCTTTAGAAATAATAAAAAATTTAATTTTATTAGGTTTTGAAAAAATTGATATTGATTTTGATGATACTTTTCAAAATAATTCTTCTAATCTATATTATACAAATAATAAATTGTTAGATTATTTAAAAAGTTTAAATCCCACAGCATCTATCAATAATATAAATAATAAAAATTTTGAAATTACAAATTATAATATTGTTATATTATCTAATATGTTTTCAAATAAAATTAATAAAATATGTAGAGAAAATAACATATGTTTTATTATGTCCTGGTGTTTAGGATTATCCGGATGTATATTTAATGATTTTGGTAATAATTTTATTTCAAGAGATTTAGATGGAGAAAATTATAATTATCTTATTATTCAAAATATTGAAAATAATATTATTACCTGTAAAGATAAACATCTTTTACAAAATGATGATATGCTTTTGCTTAACGATCATGAAATTGTTAAAGTTATCCAGGTTATTGATATGCATCAATTTTCAATTAATTTTAAAACAAATAATATTACCACTTTAAAAAAAATGAAAAAAACAAAAGAATTTCATTTTAAAAGTTTAAAAAAAAGTTCAAATATTAATCAAGATTTAATACCCAATTTCAAATATTTTAATCGTGAAAAATTATTACATATATTATATCTATCCATTTTTGATTATTTAAAAAAATATAACACATACCCATCTATTGAAAATATTAATTCTTTTAAAGAAATTATTAGTTCATACTCTAATATAGATAATGAATTTCAAATAATCATACATAAATTTTTATCAACAATAAATGGAAATTTTTTACCAATGTCATCAATTATTGGTTCTATTGTTTCTCAAGAAGTTATTAAATACATACTCAATAAATTTATTCCAATTAATTCCTGGTTTAATTTAGATTGTTTTGAATTATTAAAAGACAATGAAATAATTACCAAAAATACCAATGATAATAATAAATATAATGACTTAATAAATATTTTTGGTAATGAAACACTTGATAAAATACAAAACACAAAACCTTTTGTTGTTGGAACTGGAGCTATTGGTTGTGAGCTATTAAAACAATTAATGGTATTAGGAACTAAAAATATAATAACCACTGATATGGATAATATTGAAGTATCTAATTTATCAAGACAATTTCTTTTTAATAATGATGATATTCACAAATCTAAATCAATTGTTGCTTCACAAAAAGTTATGCAAATGAATAATGATATTAAATGTTTTCCATTAACCGAAAAATTATGTTCTGAAACAGAAGATATATTTAATCAAAAATTTTATGATGGTATTGATATTAATCTTTTGGCTTTAGATAATATGGAAGCAAGATTATATGTTAATTCTCAAACAATTAAATATAATAAACCCTTGTTTGATTCAGGAACAACTGGATTACAAGGAAGTGTCCAAGTAATATTACCTAATATTACAGAAACATATGAAGCTAATAAAAATAATCAACAAGAAAATATTCCATTATGCACCATTAAAAGTTTTCCTTATAAAGTAGAACATAATATTCAATGGGCCAAAGAAATATTTGAAGAAGAATTTTATAATAATATTAATCTTTTGATTAAATATAAAAATAATCAAAATTTATTAAATGAAATTGACAATGTTGATATGAAAGAACTTGTTAATGTTATAAATAAATATTCTTACTTTAATAAAAATTTTAATTATCATTATATACTTTCATATTTATATTATAAAAATTATGTTTTTAATATTAAAGAACTTAATGAACAATATAATAATAAAAAAGAAGAACTTAAAGGAAAAAATCTACCAAATAAAATTAATATTGAATATAATACAAATTATTTCAAAGAATATTTTTTATTTGGTTATGATTTGTTAAATGAAATATTCAATACAAATGAAATACCAATAGATTATAATTTGATTGATATTAAAAGAACAAAAAAAATAGCTATTAACAAAAAATTAATCATTAAAATATTAAATAGTTTAAATATTGTAAATCCTATTGTTTTTGAAAAAGATAATAAAAAACACATACAATTTATAACAAATATTGTTAATTTTAGAAATATTCAATATAATATGAAAATTACTGATGAATATGAAGTTAAATTAATATCAGGAAAAATTATTCCCGCATTAATTACAACAACATCATTAATTGCTGGATTTCAAATTATTGAATATATTAAATATATTCAATTTAAAGATGAAATTAAATTAGAATTGTTTAATAATAAATATGTAAATTTAGGCATTAATTATATTGATTCAATTGACCCTGTTGAATGTAAAACAACTAAAATTGGAAAATTTAATTACAATGAATGGAATAATAAATTATGCATTGATACTAATAATACACAAAAAGCAATTAAATTATTAGAAGATTTATTAGAAACAAAAATAGAATATATGACATACCTAAATGATAATAATCACCCTATTGAAATTTATGATGGTGATGACATTATATTATCTGAAATAAATTTTAATAATAAAGTTGAAATTTTATTTTTAGAAGATTTAACTTTGGAAATTCAATTACTTTAAAAATATTTTTAAATTATTAAATAAATATAAATTTATATATTTTAATAAGTAATACATAATAAATTTTAATGATAATTTTAGGCTCAAATCATAATTTAATTGTTTCATTATGTCCTTACATTTTTGAATTATTAAAAATTAAATGTTTCAGATGTAATAAAGCATTAACTACTTTTTCACACACTGGAAAAAATAATTTACCTTGGTGTGATTATATTTGTTTAGATTGTGATTTAAAATATGAAGTGAAAAGTCATTTTAATTGTAAATATTTTTTTAATAAAAACCAATGCAATAAAGATTTATTTATTGGTGGAAATATTGAAACATTTAATAATTTGGAATCTAAACCTTGTTTAATTATAATTAATTTTAATATTTGTATTATGAGAAAATTTTTAAAAATTAATATAACTTCCATCAGATATTATAATTATTTTAATTATAATATTACAGAACATCCTATTTTAAGACATAAAACACATATTAAAATAAATACTGAACAATTTAACGCTACATATGATTATAATGATAATTTTAGTAATATTTGTTCTTATAAAATTGTGAATAATGAAATTAATAATATTAAATTGAATGATTTTGACAAAATACAAAAATTGGCAATTTATTTTAATAATGTATCCAATTTGAAATTATATAATTTAAATAAACAATTAATATTTAATAAAAATATTAAAAATGGTTATGATTATGCAGTAAATAATCTTAATTATTTTAATCAAGAAACTTTAGTTAAATTATGTTTTGATAACATGTTAAATTATAATAATAAAATATATGTTCCTATAATTAATAAAAATATTAAAGATGGTTATGATTATGCAGTGAATAATCTTAATTATTTTAATCAAGAAACTTTAGTTAAATTATGTTTTAATGATATATTAAATTATAATAATAAAATATGTGTTAATATTAGTGTTCCTACAATTAATAAAAATATTAATTTTAATGTTGAAAAAAACAATACTAAGATTTCTGATAAAATAATTAATAAATCTTTTTTATTTGTAAATTTAATAAAAAAATTTTTTGGTTGTTGATTTTTTTTAATTAAATTTATTATTATAATGAATTTATTATAATATGAATGTTAATAAAACAGAAGAACAAAATGAAATTATTCACTGTAAAGAAAATATGATAATTAATAGTAATCCAGGAGCTGGGAAAACAACAACATCTTTAATGTTATGTTGTGAAAATAAAGAAAAACAAATCTTCCTTTTAACATATAATTCAATGTTAAAAACTGAAGTAAGAGATAAAATTAAAAACAAAAATTTTAAAAATTGTGAAGTTCATAGTTATCATTCATTAGTTACTAATTATTATGATAATTCAGGTTATGATGATGAACATATTAGTAAAATCATAAAAAATGACAATAAATTAAATAAAAATATTGAACCAATTGATATTTTCATAATTGATGAAACACAAGATATGATTAAAATATATTTTGATATAATTCAAAAATTCATTAAAGATACTAATAGTTTTAATTCACAGATTATTTTATTAGGAGACCCAAAGCAATGTATATATAATTTTAAAAATGCTTCATCACAATTTTTAACATTAGGCGATTCAATTTGGAATAAATCATTTTTAAAGAAAACTCTTAATGTTAGTTTTCGTTTAACACATAAGGTAGGTTGGTTTATTAATAATTGTGTCAATAGATATGCTAAAATACAAACTATTAAAGATGGACCTAAAATAGATTATCATATAGCAAATACTTTTAATATTTATAAAAAAATTGGATTACAAATTAAAAAAATGATTAATGAAGAAAATTATAAACCTAATGACTTTTTTATATTGGTTCCAAGTATTCGTTCAGATAATGCACCCTTTAAAAAATTAGAAAATTATCTTACTAAACAAAATATACCCTGCATGACTCCCATCAGTGATGAAGCAAAGCTTGATGAAGATGTTATTAATAATAAAATATTAATTATTAGTTATCATCAAAGTAAAGGAAGAGAAGCTAAAGTAGTTATTGTTTATGGATTTGATGATACATACTTTAAATTTTATGGAAAAAATCTTAAAAATGATAGATGTCCCAATACAATTTTTGTAGCCATAAGTAGAACAAAAGAAAAATTAATTCTTGTTCAAGATGAAAGAAACGCTCCTTTGCCATTTTTGGATTTAAATAATTCAGATATTAATAATTATGTCAATATTATTAAATCCAATAAAAATGTGGAAATAAAAGAAAAAAAAGTATTTAATAATGATAATTTTGTTAAAAAAAATGTCAGTGAATTAGTTAAATTTTTATCATCAACATCATTGCAAAATTTAATTGGTTTAACTAATAATTTATTTGAAACCGTTTTTGATTGTATTAATGATATTGATATTAAATCAAAAGTTGAGACATCTAAAGATAATTACGAAGAAGTTTCAGAAATTAATGGCTTGGCTATTCCAAGTGTTTATGAAAAGGTTATTTCAAATGATGGAAATCTTAGCACCATTGAATATTATGTAATGGAACATATACAAAAAAATAATGATATTCAAAAATATGCTGGCAAAATTAATATTCCTTGCAAAAATATATCAGATTATTTAAAAGTATCAAATGTTTATAATGCTTTACAAAATAATCTTCATTCCAAAATAGCAAGCATTAAAAATTATAATTGGATTGATAATTCTCAAGTTGATAAATGTTTAAATAATTTGGAATTTATTAAAAATGATAATTTATTTTTTGAATATAAAATAACAAATGATGATGATTTGGATGAAAATTTTTTTATTTATAAACATAAAGATTTTGGAGAAATACGAATTGCTGGAAGAATTGATGCTTTTGACAATGATAATATTTATGAATTTAAATGTGTATCAAATATAACTATAGAACACAAATTACAAATAATTATTTATTATTGGTTATGGATAAATAGCAAATTAAAAGAGAATTATGGTGATAAAAATGGAATTATTATTAATATTAGAACCGGTGAAACATTAAAATTAAAAAAAGATATATATATTATTAATCAAATTGTTGAATTAATACTTAATGATAAATTAACTTGTGTTGAAGAATTAACAGATGAAGAATTTATTCTTAAAATGAAAATTTAATAAAAAAAAATAAATAATGTAATAATATGAATATTAAAATATTATTTTATGATGATAATGAAATAATTGATATTTATGGTGTTAATAAATGTTTAGAGATATTAAATAAAAATAAATTTAATACCCATAAATTAAATATCACTGATATTGATAAATTAAATAATGAAAATACTGATATTTTAATTATTCCAGGTGGAGAACCAAAACAAATTAGATATTTATTAAAAGGTCATGGTTCTAATATTATTAGAAAATTTATTTCAAATGGTGGAGGATATATTGGAATATGTGCTGGAGCAGTTTTAGCTGTTCCTAAATCACCATCATTAGATTTATTAATTAATATTAAAATGGTTAATGATAATATATGGTGGAATAGTGGTATATGTGGAGATGTTGAATTAAAAAGTTGTAAAAATATAAATAATAAATTTAATAATATTATTGATATTATTGATAAAACAAAAATATTCAAATACCTTAATGGACCACTATTTAAAATAAAAAATAAATCTAATTTAATATCATTGGCTAAATTTAATTCTACAATACATAAATCAAATATTAATAATAATATGAATAATGAAATTATCAACAGTATGTCAATTGTTTATGGAAAATATAATAAAGGCTCTGTTTTAATATCATCAATTCATCCAGAATATAAAGATGACATATTAATTGAAATGTGTTTGATTGTTAAAAATTAAATTATTTATTTTTAATATTTATATATTTATCACTTCCCGCAGCATGTCTCAATGTATACATACTACTTTTTTTCCATTCCTGTCCTACTGCTTTTTCACTCATAATATAAACATCACCACTATTTAATTTAATTTCATAATAATCACTGATTGATTTATTTTTATAATACCAAATCCATCTCATTGGATAATTATCTGCACCTAAACTTAAACAAATTACTCTTGTTCTTTCAGCATCTCCATGAAATCCAATTCCACATTTTTTTAAATCAAAATATCTATTACCTTCAGCTATTAAATTATCTGCTTTATTATCACATTTTTTATTTATTGTTTTACATAATTTTTCTTTAAATTTTTTAAATTTTTTTAATTTATCACTATCTATAATCGTTCCTTTTTTATTTTCATAATCTGGTTCTTGTTCAATTCCTTCCAATAAAACAATATTAGACCTTGCGTGTTTATTTAATACTTTTTTTCTTCTTGTATCATAATATTTTTTATCCCAATCTAATTTAGTTAATTCATTATATATTTCCATTTGTTTTTTTTCATCAATATAATTTCTTATAATTAATACACCAGCTTTTTCATTTTCAATATTTAAATTAATATATTCTGTTTTAAACTCTTTTTTTTCAAAATATTTTTTTAATTTATCTAAATCATTAATGGAAAATCCTGAACCCTTTTCTCCTAATGTTCCCAATAATTCCATTCCTGCATGATTTTCACCAGCATCTCCAAATGTTATGGCTATTCTTTCTTCCTTGTTCATTATTAAAATATATTAATTTGTGTTTATTAATAATCAATTTTTTATTTAATAAAAATTGAAATAATATTATTTTTAAGCCATTATAATATACTATTGACATAATCAAATAATTACAATGTTTCAATCTCCAAATAAATTGGAAAATGCAAGAAATTCTCCAAAACCAAATTATTCTTGTGATTTTTGTGGAAAAAAAGGACATAAAAAAAGTTATTGTTTTAAATTTAAAGAAAAACAATCAGAAGATAAAGAAAAACAATTGCAATATAAAATTTTTAAATTAGAAAATGAAATAAAAGAAAAAAAAGTTATTATAAAAAATAATAAATCAAAAGAAGAAGCAAAAAAAATAAAGAATAATTATTACAAAACTAACAATGAGATTAGTTTTAAAAATGCAATTGCAAATGATTATAGAAACTATCCAGAATATAAATTATTTGATGGTTATAATAATTTTGATAGAATGCGTGAAATAATATTAAAAAATTAATAATTTTCATTTTTATATAATAATTGATAAATATTAAGTTTTTTTGTTCTTGGATATCTTAAAACTCTTCCTATTACTTGGTCCAATGTTTTAGGTTCTAAATAATTAAATAAAATTAAATCATCAACAAATTCTAAATTTAAACCATTTGATAAACTCAAGTCATTAATAAATAATAATTTAATTGTATCATCATTTTTGAATTTATTTACAATATTAGTTAAATCTTCAATATTTCCACCATTTAATTCTAAATAACCAAATATTTTTTCATTATAATAATTTTCTAAATAATTATTTAATTCTTTTCTGGTGGAACAATATAATATTATCTTATTTTTACATAAATCCAAAATATCTTTTAATATTGTCATCTTATCTAAATTTATAAATTCATTTTCATTTTTGTTAATTTGAAGTGATGTTAATTCATCTTTTCTATAAATTTTATCACTTCCAACATATTCTATTTTTATTTTTGTGTCATCTATATCTTTGTCATCATTATATTTTATTAATTCATAAATACATTCATTGCAAATATTATCATTATTTGGTGTTATATAATAATCAATACTATTATTTTTATACTCATTTTCTAATTCCATATCTTGAATATTATTAAAACATTTAATACAAATTAAATTATTAAAAAATTTATTTTTTAAAATATCAGTCAATGCTTTTAATTCTTGATGTTCCACCACCAATTTATTTTTGCTAATAATATGACTTTCTTTATCACCATTATTATTGAATTTAATATATTTTTCTGTTTCAGTAATACTTTCTAATTTAGATGACATTAATTTAATAGAATAAGAATATAAATTTAATAAAACATCTTCATATGAATTTAAATCAACATTACCACATTCTTTAGTTAAAATATTATAATGATGTGTATTAATTCCATTCATTGTTTGTTTTTGACAAAATTTAGAAAATATATTATCAACATATTTATTTTTGCAAATAAACTTTTTATAATTGGGGGGTTTAATTTTCATACATTTTTTAATATATTTTATTTCACAAGAACAATCATTTTGTTTTAAATTGGGTAAATATAAATTATACGAGCCTATTGTAAAACTTAAATTATTTTCATCAAAAATAGAATGTATGGATGCTGAAATAAACCAAACCATTTTAGTTAATATATTATGTTTTAAAAGATTTTGTATTGTATCTATTTCATCAAAAAAAACTGAACGAAAATAAAAATTATGATAGGATATTGCTTGAACTAATGAAATATATAATACAGGAGTTATTAAAATAATATCATTATCCATTAAAATATATTTATCATTATATAAAGCATTAATATCTTTATTTTCTGAAATAAATTTACATTTTATTTCATTTTTATAAATTTTATTTATTGATTCAATCCATTGAGAAAATATATTATGTGGAACCACTATCAAAAAACAATTTTCTTTTTTATTCTCAAATAATTTTATAAAATATATCAATGCCAAAATGACAAATGTTTTGCCTGTTCCTGGAGGATCTGAAAACATACCATATTTAAATTCTTTATTATTAAAATTACTATCTATTTGCAAGGCTTTATATATTAATGATTTTTGGTGTGGTTTCAAAATAATATTAAATTCATTATTATTAATATTCATTTGATTTGATTTTTTATTTATTTTCATCATATTATTTTAATATTTTATAAATTTTATTTAAAATTTACACAAATAAAAATTGATTTTTTTAATCTTTAATTAATTAATTAATTCAATTTAAGCATTTGAAAAACTAAAATGGTTTGGTGTGTTGATTGTGGTTATATTCAATTAGATGATGAAGAATTTATTAAACATAAAAGAGGAAATATTAGAGATCACCACGAAACATATTCTAGTAAAGTATATTGCTCTTTTTGTGCCAAAATTAAAGGTGAATTTTTAAATCACGAAAATTATACAGATTGTCCTTTTATTAGAAAAGATAATTTTGCATTATGTAAAAATTGTGGAGTAAATGGTAAAAATTTTAATCACCATCCATCTCATTCAACTAAAGATTTTAATACAGTTAATAAAAAAATTATAAAATAATTTTATGGTTAAGAATAAAAAAAAATCATATATTAATAAAGATATTAAAGAAGATATTGAAACATATTATTTATTTAATAATGATGATCAATCAGAAAGTATTATTAATATTGAAAATACAGTTATTGATTTTATAATTGAAGAAACTAAACATAATGGTGGAATAAGAGAAATTAATTCATACTTAACAAAAATATATGATTTAGCAGTTTTAGATATTTATACAAATAAATATAATTTTAATAACAATTTTACATATGAAAACATTAAATTATTAAATATTAACTTACCTTATTTTATATAAATTCAATTTCATAATCTTTAAAATCATCAATATATTGATAATGTTTATTACATTTAATAATTCTAAGACTTTTAGGTATTTTTTTTATTTTTAAATTATAATTTATTAATTCTAAATATTCAATAGAATTTGGAAGATTATTTAATTCTTTATCGTAATATTCAATATATATTTTTTTAATACTGTTTGGTAAATTATCTAAATTTAAATTAGTTTTATATATTTTTAATTCTTCAATATCATTATGTAAATTATCTATTATATATTGATTATTACAACAATCCATATTTAAACTTTTAACATTTAATGGAATGAATATTTCTTGATTAAAACAGTGTCCAAAAGTTAAATGTGTTAAATTAATATTATTTGATAAATTTATTTCTTGATTAAAATTATATCCCAAAGATAAATATATTAAATTAATATTATTTAATAAATTTATTTCTTGATTAAAATGACATTCAAAAGTTAAATGTGTTAAATTTATATTATTTGATAAATCTATTTTTTGATTAAAATATTCTCCAAAAGTTAAATGTGTTAAATTAATATTATTTGACAAATCTATTTCTTTATCAAACCAACCTCTAAAAGTCAAATGTGTTAAATTAATATTATTTGATAAATCTATTTCTTGATAAAATTTCCATCCAAAAGTTAAATGTGTTAAATTTATATTATTTGACAAATTTATTTTTTTATTAAAAGAACTTCCAAAAGTTAAATGTGTTAAATTTATATTATTTGATAAATCTATTTCTTGATTAAACCCCCATTTAAAAGTTAAATGTGTTAAATTAATATTATTTGATAAATCTATTTTTTGATTAAAAAACCATCCAAAAGTTAAATGTGTTAAATTAATATTATTTGATAAATCTATTTCTTGATTAAAATCATTTCCAAAAGTTAAATGTGTTAAATTTATATTATTTGATAAATCTATTTCTTTATTAAAAAACCATCCAAAAGTTAAATGTGTTAAATTTATATTATTTGATAAATCGATTTCTTGATTAAAATCGTCTCCAAAAGTTAAATGTGTTAAATTTATATTATTTGATAAATCTATTTCTTGATTAAAACAATATCCAAAAGTTAAATTATTTGATAAATCGATTTCTTGATTAAAATCGTTTCCAAAAGTTAAATGTGTTAAATTTATATTATTTGATAAATCTATTTCTTGATTAAAACAATATCCAAAAGTTAAATGTGTTAAATTAATATTATTTGATAAATCTATTTCTTGATTAAATTTATTTTTAATATAATTATTTTTATAATAATTATTATCATATAAATTATTTGTTTCAATAGCTATTAAAGGGTCATCATAATTACTAAACATTACTTTACTATATTTTTTTATTACATCATAATAATTTGTTAAATCTTCATCAAAAGACGGTTTAAATATTAACCATTTATCTACAATCCAGTAATTATTTTCCATTTTTATTATTTAATAATATTATATATAAATTTTCAATTTTTATAGTAAATAACTTCATAATCTTTAAAATCATCAATATATGGATAATTTTTATTACATTTTATTGTTTTTAGATTTTTAGGTAATTTTTTTATTTTAAAATGATAACAATCAAACTCTAAATATTCAATTGAATTAGGAAGATTATTTAATTCTTTATTATAAGAATAAAAATAAAATTTTTTAATACTATTTGGTAAATTATCCAAATTTATATCATTAACACTAAGAATTAATTCTTTAATATTATTATTTAAATTATCAATTAAATATTGATTATCAGAACACAGAGATATTTTATTAACTGATAAAGGTATAATAATTGATTTTGTAAAATTAACACCAAATGATAAAGTTTTTAATATATTATTATTTGGTAAATATAAATTATTATTAAAAGAACCTAATGCTAAACATTCTAAGTTAATATGATTTGTTAAATCTAATGAATAATTATAATTATACATACAAATATCTTTTAAATTAATATTATTTGATAAATCTATTTCATTATCAATTCCTCTAACTAATAATATTTCTAAAGCAATATTTTTAGTTAAATCAAGTTTTTGTTTATAATTAAAACAAAGAACTAATTTTAAAAGATTAATATTATTTGATAAATTTAATTCTTTGTCAAAATTTTGAGAAAATAACAAATTATGTAATTTATTATTATTCAATAAATTTATATTACTATTAAAATCATATCCTAAATATAAATCAGTTAAATTATTATTATTTGATAAATCTATTTCATTATCAAAAATACTATAAACATAATTATTAAAATATTTATCATTATAACAATTATTATTTTCAATAGCAATAAGTGGGTCATCATAATTACTAAATATTATTTTATTATATTTATTAATTATATCATAATATTCATCTAATTTATCATTAAATTCAGGTTTAAATATTAACCAATCATCT